TCTTGTGAGTTAGCTTGTATTGCTAAAAGCTCAGCATTTATTTGTTCCATAGGTATATCACCACCACAATTTTCTATTAGTTCATCAACACGTTTTAAGTATCTTAATATTATTATTAAGGATATAACTAAAAATATAAGGGATATAAGTAATGCCTTTTTTAAATCTTCGGATATATCAACTAAATCTTTAAGTAACTCTTTAACATCTTCTAATTTTGCTATTAAAGAATAAGGTACACCTACACCAGGAGGTGTGGCAACTGGGAAGCCTATTGCGGAAATACTACTTTTTACACCCTTTAATTGAATTGATAAGTAAAGAAATAAAGCTGCTATTGCTGTGTTTGCTGCTATTACTATCCACATTTGGTTTATTTGTTTAACTATAGAATTTCTTCGTTTTATAAGTTCTCTTAAAAGCTCATTATTAGGGCATACTGCCGTTTCTTGTTCTTCTTTTTCTAATTTGGTAATACCAAACACAACCATTAAAGATATAGCTAAAGGAAATAATTTGTTTTGGGCTACCCCAGCAAATGATAATATTTGAGCTTTTATGGTAATTATAGCTATTTGGACTGCTCCTAAGCCTATAAGGGCAGCAGTTTCAGCTAGCTTATTCATTTCATCTTTTACTTGATCTGCCCGCCTTTCAGCTTCTTTATCTATATCAATTAATTTTTTTATAGGTAGAATTTGTGGTACTTCTCCCTCAAGGGTTATTAAAGATTGTTTATCTGGGGCGTATTGGTCTTTTTTATAAAGAACTGTTGGTTCTAATATAGATAATTCAGGTAAAGCTTCAATTGATACTGTTCCAAACCTAATCTCATATTCCCCATTTTCATCAGTTTTTATTTCTTTATCACCATTTTTATCATATACATATTCTTTATATTCTTCCTCTATTTTTATTTGTTTAGGTTTACCAGTTATTCTATTTATTTTACCACTGGGGTCGTCAACTTTAATTTTTCTAGTTTTAGTTACTAATTTCATTGGAAATAAAACAAGTAAAGGTTTTACTTCAACTCCTTGAATAGGTTCACTTGTTTGTTCACTATATAATCTTCCTTTAGTAGAAAAAGTAGTAATAACCGGTTTGTATTTTTCAAGTTGTTCTTTAGTTGCTTTAAAATCATCAACATTGTCTTTTACACCTTCAGCTTTTGCTATTATTTCCTGACCTTTAGGGGTATTTAAAAATACTTTACCTAAATCTAATAATGTTTTTTCATCTATCATATTAGGTAGTTTTTACTTTTTTTGATTTATAATCACCTGCTTGTGCCCTGTTAGATATATTATCTAATACACCCCCAGATTGACTAAGAATATTGGCTAAAGATGAAGCAATAGGAAGAGAACCTTCTTTACCTAAAGCACTACATAAAGTTTTTAAATTATCTATTAATGCTGTAAAATCATTTATAAATGTATCACCTAAAATTACGGATTCAGATGCATTTTGTTTACCTAGAGATACTACACCTTTATCAGATATAATATTTACATTTTTAGTTTGAGATTGTATTCCTAAATCTTCAATTGATGTTAATACAATAGACTTTTGTGAAGAAAGTAATATACTATCCGTATGAGTATTAAATAATAATCTACCTGAATTTAATATTACCTGAGGACCATTATAGGATTTAGGTGATTTAGGTACAGGAGAAATTATGTTAGAATAAGGTATAGTTGAACCTTCACCTTCACGTTTTAAAGCAACCGCTATATCAAATGGTATTTTTTGAGTAGAAGTTAAATATATAGACGTAGGGTCATTATTTATATCTTCTGTTATAGGTAAATAACCTTCTGATGAGCCATTTAAGGGTTGACCATTTTTAATAATAGTAATGGGGTCGCCATTTTCAGTATTATTACCCGTAGACCAATTATTTGTAATAATGCCTCCAGCTTTAGAGGTATTACCTAATCTAATACTATTACCAAATCTACCTTCAAATATATTATCGCCCGCAAAGGGTAAAATGGGGTGGATATTTCCTTTTTCTTCAAAAGTACCACCACTATTACCATTTAAATCTATACTTTGTTTTTGTGTTGCAGGTCTATTTACATTTCCTGTTTCTATAGAGGTATAAGATTTATTTAAAGAGGGGGCAACATCACTATCATTATTTAAACCTATAGGTACAGCATTCATGTGTTGGCTATTCCATAATGAAGTAATACTTACATAAAAATTCTTTAATTGTGATCCTATATCAGGATTTACATTTGATGGTCCTTTTACAATAAGTACATATTCATTAACTAAGGGGTAATTTTTTAAATTAGGGAATAAGGGGGTAGCTAATTGGGGAGTAATATCGTCTAAACTTGTAGAACCTGGGGTTTTAACTTCAGAAAAGTTAATTGTTCCTATTCCTGACCATTTACCAGTTTTTGTAAATAAATCAGAATTAGAATTAAGATTAACATCTGTAACCCTAGCAATTATAAATTTTCCTATTTGTGAAACCTCATCAGTAGCACCACTTATACTTGAGTTAGTATTAGGTGATGATTGAAATAATCTAGAGATTCCAGTTTTATTTACTGCCATCTTTTTTTTCTTCGTAATTCTTATTAAGAGTTTCTAACTCTTTCATTAATTGATCTTTTTCTGCATCTGTAATGCCAGTAGGATCATCACTAACTGAATTGTTTAAAACACGTTGTATAATTGTGGACATTTTTATTAACTGTTCGTCATTTCGAACACCAATTTCCATATATTCTTTTATAAGAGGAACAATCAAAGTAGCATCACCAATATCGTTAATTAATGGTTTTAATTCTGATATTAATCCCCCTATTTGTTGTTGTTTTGTTTTTTGGTTATCATATATCTCACTTAATATGTCTGAGAATTTTTTGTTACCAAATACTACACTATCTAATGCGCCCATGATGTTATTTTATTATAAATATGGATATAAGAAGGAATTAGAATCTAGCGTAACCGTTCTCTAAATAAAATATATATTGTTGTTTAAAGATAGTATGAAGTTTATCTGCAATCTTTGTTATTTTAGGAGTTTTTACATCTATAATTTCACGAATGTATATATAAAGTGCTTTTTTATTAAAAACCTCTATAGTTTCTCGTTTACGAAATAATTCTAAAATTGCATCTGCTATTTGGGCATCATTCTTTTTAGGAAATAACTCAAATATGTTTGATGTAACATGATCAACAAATATATCAATGTATTTATCTAAATCAGTTTTAATAATTTCATCTCCCATTTTATATGTGTGGGTCGAATGTTCTCCAGTTAATACATCAACAGGTACTTTTTTGATTTTTTTACTATAATTTTTTGTATTATATAGAATTAACCAACGTTTTACAATGGTTCCAAAATAAGAATATGCTTTAGCCCCCCTTGTTGGGTCAAATAAATGAATTTTTGATAATAAAAAAACAATTATCTCATGTTGGAGATGTTCTAAATTTTCTACTTCTGTATGGTAAAATTTAAATGTGTGGATAATGTTTTGAGTAAGTTTGAAGAAAGCATAATGAATTTCTTTATCGTAAATTTTACTTCTTACTTCAGAACATTCAGTATTATTATATAATACAATAGCATCTTCTGTATCTTGAGTGAAGTAGTTCTTACTCTTAGGTCTACGTTTTTTCTTTATTGGGGCCATAAATGTTATTGGACTTTAAATCTTGATAAATTGGTTTGTATTACCTTTATTTGATCAAAAATCCAACCTATTTCATCATCAGCTTTGAATATACCTTTAGAATCTACGTCTTGTAAACGTTTATCTGATATTTCTAATTGTTTTGAAAATTCTGCTATATAACTATTCTGATTGATAATTATTTCTAGCATTTTCTCATTTTTCTTTAATAGGTTGATGGTCGTATATCCTAAGACAACGACCAAAACCCCTAAAACAATAATTACTATATTTAATATCATAAGTTATCTAACATGTTTTTTAATCCTACACTAGATACTTTATTAAGTGCCTTTTGTTTAGAATTACCTTTTTGATTTGACGTCAATGTATAATTTTTCTTTGGCGTAGCCACGCTATTCTTAGAGAATTTTGGTAACCACTCAATCTCAAATTCAATACGTGCCGCCATCATGTCAGCCTGATGTAAAATAAATGGAAGTGATGTGCGAGGTTTTTGTTCTGGCATAAATGCTTTTAAATATTTCTCATTTGCTGAGTCATATAAACCATCATGGGTCTGGATAGCAATCATTTCATTAAAAGTATATTTAATATCATGTTGCTGAAGTAGAAATAATCCACGATCTGGAACGGATGAAAATGGTAATGCTTTATTAAACATATAATCTTCACCTAATTTATCACGTCTCCAATTATCTGTCTGGGGTACATATGCTTCTTCAGTATCAGATCCCATTTTACCTAAGTCATGATTAATCGCCGAAAATACCAATTCTTCCTGGGTAAATGTCGTCATATCACAACCAAACCCCTCCCATACAGCGGACATGGACAATGCTGCCTTTACTACTCTATTAACGTGATCTACATACCCACCTGGGAATGCTGAATGGTATTCTTTCTTATGAGCTGCTGGCATTAATATAATACGGTCCTCATATTTACTATAAAAATCAAGTAAACGTTGTTTACGATCTCCAGTAATAAATGTCTCAATGTTAGTGTTGAATTCGATCCAATTGGATTGGAGTTGTTCTGCTGTTAATTTCATAACCTATTTTTTTTTAATTTAACTAATGGTATTATCCTGCTCTATCATTGATTGTAAATCCTCTATGATATTTTCACTACTTTCAATTCTTTTACGAAAACTAGTAGCGGTTTCTCTTGTATCCCCTACCATACGTTTAAGTTCTAATAAACCTGAAGATAATTGTAATAACTTTTTCTCAAATAAATTTTTATTTCTCATAATTGTTAATTTTAATAACGGGGTTTTTATTTTATCCCCTGTTTTTCTTATTATTTTGTTGCCTTATTTTTCCTATTCTTTTTATCCCCTTTTATTTCCTAAACCTGTATTACAAATCTACGTAAAGTTTTTCTGGTATCCTAGTAATTTTGTATATTTCTTTTAAGTTTTTTTAGAGTTAGCAATTTTGCGCACTTTTCATACTCCTCTATATTTTCAAAATATTGGAGTACTTTTTCTAAAATTGAAAGGAAGGGTTCCTTTTTAAAATCTAATACAGCATCTAAATGGTTTTTATCTGTAAGATCTATTTGATTAATATAAAACCAAGCTCTATTATATACAGTAAACATAGAAGCATTTTTAGTTTGTTCTATATCATAGTTAGGGTTTTCTTTAGATAAAAATTGATTAAGTTTTTTATGGAATATTTCATGATTTTGTATTAACTTAACAAACATCCCAATCTTAGATAGGGGATCTTTCATCAGGTCATCTATAGACAAGTTATCATTTTCCATTTCCTTGGAAAATAAATCAAATACTTTATCTTTATCTATCATGTTCATAAATATATGTTATTCCTTTAGGTTTTCCAATTCTTGCTCAATATCTAATTTTATTTTTTCTAATACTTTATACTCGGACACAACATCCTTTTTATCTGGGTTTTCTGGATGGTATCTCCAAAGATCTTCCATTACAGTAGTTGTGGCTACTAGGTCATTAACTAATTCAGTTTTTAAGTAATTGATTTCTGATTGTTCCATAATTTTATTTTTAGTCGTTATTGAATTCTTTTATAAATGTGTAAACGGATATTGTTAGTACTATAGGAAAGAATAAAAAATTTATTATTTTCATTTCCCAGGTTAATTTTTCACCAATTAACTCGAATATATATTCCGTAAGTGCTAACCATAATACTGCTATTATTAAATATACCATCATATTTTAATTTAACTTATAATATTTAACTTCTGTTTCTGTTTCTTTAGACTCCCAGGGAATATTATTACCCATTAATTTATTTAACTCTTTAATTCTCTTATTTTCTACAAGAAAATCTATTGTATTTTGCATTACTATAACCATATTATTTAAATTTACTACCGATTAATATAATATTATCTTTTGCTTCTTCCAAACTAATATGAAAAAATTCTTTTCTATTATTAACTCTAAATGCTTTTAATTTTTCATGGGTCATTCTTTCTACTATTTCACCATTAAAACACTTATAAGCCCATTCTACTTTATAAGGTGTAGGAACACCAGTAGCAGATGATATTT